GTACTTAAATTACTTATATTTTCTTTTTCTTTTGTTTTTAATGTTTCGTTAATTGAAATATCAGTTTTTACATTATCTATAATTAACCAATCTTTTTTTAAATCATTCATTTAATTTAAAATTTAAAATTTATAAAGCTATCTCCATCTCCAAAATTACCTTTTGGTAAAACATTAAAAGCTAGTGAATATCTTTCTTTTTTTGATTTATTAGTATTTATTCTATGTTTTAAATTACTTGGAAATAAAATTAAATCATTTTTTTTAGGGCATACGAAATGGTGTCCTGAATTAAATATATTGTATCCATTATTATTAACTTTATCTGCAAATAGAGATAATCTATCTGAATAAAAAGTAATTTTAAAATCTGAATTTTCTTCTGGATAGTATACACCACTTAACCAAGTATTAGCATGTATATGCTGTCCGCTGTGTCCATTAACTAATGTTTTTGTACCCCATGAATTAAATATATAAAAAGAACTTTCATAATTAAAAATATTTTTAATTAAAAAACTAACACTACTATTAATTTCTTTTTTTAATTGTTTAATTTCTTTTAAATTTTTTTCAAGTGTTTTTAAATCTTTACTAATAAAACAATCTTTTATTTCTTCTGAAACTAATTCACAATAATTTAATTTTTGTAAAAAACTTAAAATTTTATTTTCATTAACATTTAAATTAAAAATAAATATAGGTGAACTAAATAGTGGAATACTATCAATATGTTTCATTTTACTTAAATGAATATCCTAAAGACCACATTACTAATGAATATCTTGTTCCTTTTGTAACAGGCGTTACTCTATGCCATACATGAGAAGGAAACACTATAATTGATCCCCTTGGAAGAATATCTACACATGTATCTATTTTTGTAGGATCACTTGAATTTCTAAATTGAAATTGTAGCTCTCCACCACTGTAGTCTTTTGGATCTGATAAATTGCATGTTAAAGATAATTTTCTAATTTTATTATTAAAATTAGGATCCATTGGTAATGGATAAGGAGTTTTATAAGAATCACAGTGCCAATCATAATGTTGATTTTTTGAATATTTTGTAAATTGACAATTTTCTGACCAGTCCCAATCAAAATTCCAATTTGCATTTTTATTTGCAGTATTAATATAAGGATGAAATATATCATATATCCAAGGATCGTTTAACCAAGAGATATTTGAATTTCTTCTTTTTTTTAATTCTTTAATATTTTTTTTATTAGTTTCTTTAATAGAAAAAATAGTTCCTAATTCACTTTTTTTAGATAGACCTGCTTTTATTATTTTATCACAAATTTTATTTGATAAAGCAGATTTAAAACACCAGTAATAATTTTCTAAATTCATATAGTATACTGTATTACTAGTATACTTTACTTTAAAAGTAAATAGGTTTATTTACCTGTAGATAACCAACTAGATGTATTTGGATCCCATTTAAATTCATTGGGAGGATTGGAATCATCATACCCTAACCAACATATTTGTTCTTCGTTCCATGTAATTTTATATGGAATATTATTTCCATAAGTAGTGATTAATGGAAAATCAATGGGACTTTTATAAAACCATCTCGGCTTATCATTTACTAATTCATTAACTAATATCCAAGAATTAAAAAGTTTTGGTTCAATAAATCTGTCATTTTGTTCATCATATGAATAACCCCACCCTGCATAACAATTTCTAAAATTATGGTTATATGAAGTTTGTTTCCATTTTTCATGACCTGTTATATTTTTTAAAAAATCAATTCCTTTTTGTTCATTTTCATTATTGTTTTCATCTAGTATCACGTCATTATTTACAACAACTACTTCTAAAACTATATTGTTTTCATCTAATTTTGCAAAATGTGCCATAATTTATTTCCTATGCTGTGTAAGTACCTGTGCCAGTATAACTAAGTATAGTATTAGCTCCACTTGTTCCTACAGTTGGAGATCCGGTTGTTTTCCCAGAATATGAAGCAGTCGGTATAACTAATACACACCATCCACTTCCTCCTGAATAAGTTTTTGAAGTACCAATATTCCAAGGGCCTAAATTTGCATCTACACCTCCACCTCCACCTCCACCAGTTAAAGCAGTTCCATTTGAACCATCACCACCTCTATACATTGCATTTCCACCACCACCAGATCCACCAGTAAAACCTGAAAATGAATAATAAGACCCAGCTCCTCCACCTGCAACTGTACCAGGTAAACTTACTGCTGTTAATATTGTTGAATATGCACTTGATCCAGCTCCACCATTACTTGTTGGAGAATTATCAACCGAAATACCTGCTCCAGTCGCTCCTCCACCAGAACCAGAATTACTACTAACTGGAAGGTATCCATCATTACCTTGACCAGAAGTTCCATATCCACCTATTCTTTCAGGTACATTATCTCTTCCAGCTCCTCCACCAGATCCGTGTGTTCCAGCAACTGTACCTTGTCCAGCACCAGTACCTGTACTACCACATCCTCTACCGCCTTTTAATGCAGTTAAAGTAGGAGTTCCAGTTCCTGAAAATGTACTATCGTTTCCCTGAGTTCCAGTAGCTCCTCCACCACCAGCAGATAAACTATAAACAACTCCTGGAGTTAATAAAACGGATGCAGTATTTAATAAGCCTCCTGCTCCAGCCCCTCCTCCGCCATTACCATTTCCACCACCTCCTCCTCCAGCTAATAATAAAACTTGAATGTTATATGGAAGTTTAAGTCCGGACGTTAATCCAAATCCTTTTACTGAACCTGCTCCGCGTGTAGATAATAAAGGCATTCTTTCTTCTCCTTATTTAAATTGCGTTATCGATGCTAATACTACGTATGTTGATGCTGCTGTTTTTAATGCTGTGTATGAGTACACATCATGTGATGATGTATTACCACCTGTTGGAGCCGATCCACCTTGCCAAATTGCTGTAACAGTAGTTCCATCAACTTGAATCACGTTGTTATAAAAAGTTGTGTTACCTTGTTTTGTGATTAATGCAACAGTAACTGATTCTCCTGTCGCTAAAGCCGAGTTTAATGCAGTTGAAGAATTTCCTCTTAAATTAACTGTAAAATTAGAACCTAGGTTAACATTTTGATAATAAACAGCTTGAGTAAGTACATCATATGCAAATGATGTAATGTATGTTGTAGACACTGTTGCATTTTCAAATACACCGAATATTTTAGATTCACCATTTAATGTAATTCTTCCAAGATCACCTTTTGGAGTTAACGTTAATCCAACATTTGTATCTCCACCTGTTGCAGAAATAACTGGGCTTGATCCAGCTGCAGCGTTAGCTATTGTAATTTCGTTTGTAGCTGATGCAGTTGTAGAAAATTTAATTTGTTCATTAGCGTTTTCATCTATAATTCCATATGTATTTCCAACTATAATATTTTTTGAATTTGTACTTAAGTTCGCAGATAAAGATGGATTATAATCACTTGATAAATTTTCAAGAGCAGAATCAATTACATCTGTTCCATTAGAATAAACTAATTTAACTCCTTTATTAGCTGCTGCAAATGTTGGACCAGTTCCTGAAGTTGTTTTAATTTGAACAGTGAATGAACCAGTTGTATTATTTTTTACTAAATATGTTTTTTCAATTCCATCTGGAATAATAACACTTACGTTACCAGTAATTGTACCAGTAAGTTCTATAACTGCATTTTTACCATTTGATAATGCACCATTTGTAAATGTAAGAGTTGCACCAGTAGTAGCATTAAGAGCAACAGTTTGGTAACCTGCAATTGCTTGTTGAAGAATAACTAAGTTTGTGTTTGTAATATCACCCCATGTACCGGCATTTTCGCCTGTAACCATTAACTCTAGTTTAAGGTCTGTAGAATAACTTGATACCATAATTTTAAATCCTTATTTTATAGTTTTATTTAATTTATGCGGCTGTGTCAATCTCTGTCCAAGTTGCAGCAGTTCCGGTATTAATAACTGTCCAGATTTGATTATTTACACTATTTAATGCTATAGTCAATCCATTTCCGTTGACTGGAATAACTGCCGTAGCTCCTGCAAATACTGTGCCTATCGATGTATTTAACTGTAATCCTGTAACGCTTGCAATAGTATTAGGTGTACCTATTGCAGTCCCTTGAGCTATATTTATCTGTTGACCTGTTAATGTAACATTACCTGTTCCAATAACTACTGTTCCAACTGCTAAAGCAACAGATATTCCAATACCAGTAACTGTAGCATCTGGACTTGGATCTACTTCACCTTCTGCAACATTTAATTGTTGACCAGTTAAATCAACATTTGCATTGGCTAGTGGAGTTACACTATTTAATGTTAAATTTAATTGTTGACCTGTAACTGAGGTTATTACTGAAAGTCCATCTGAACCCCAATCATAATCACCCCAACCACGTCTACCCCAACCTGAATTAATTTCAGCTAAAACTGTTACACTATTTAAAGAAATATTTAATTGTTGACCTGTAACTATAGCATCAGGGGATGCATCAACATCTCCTTCAGCAATATTTAACTGTTGACCAGTAACGGGTACTATTGCTAGTCCAAAAGCTTGAACACTATTTAAAGATGTATTTAATTGTAGTCCAGTTACACTTGCTATTGAATTTAAATCAAGCGTTACTGAATTTTGAGAAATTCCTAAGGTGTTTGTTCCACCGAATGCATTTTGTCCCCAGGAAAGAGCTCCCCAAGTATCATTACATGGACTTGTTACTTGAACAGTAGAATTTTGTATTCCACTCCATGCGAGAGCACCCCAGGCACTATCATTCCAACCGTTAGCCATAATAGGTGACTCCTATTACGCGTTGCCGATTCTTAGAATAGCCGCTGATGTTGTGTCTGCTGGAAACTGAATTGTGAAAGTTCCAGATGTTGCAGTCTTATCACTTCCAAAATCTAATACACATACTGCTGCATTTGTGTTTGATGTATTGTAAATCAAAGCACCTCTTGCAGTTAAAGTAACGCCTGTAAAAGATATATCTGCAAAATCTATAAATGCTACACCACTTGAAACAACTGGTGATACATTTGTTAAAACTCCACCACCTGTTACATACTGACCAGTATTTGCAACTTCATTTGTTGAAGTGTAAATAGTTGTAGATGAGTCTAGAGTTGCTGCAGAAGTATAAAGAGCAAGTTTAAAAACATTTCCTGTTGTCAACGTAAAATTATGCTGACCTTGTAGAAGCTGTCCTTTAAACGAATTTGCAACTGCTTGTGTTATTGGCATATTAACTCCTAATTATATTATCCTTGTTTTTGAATCTGAGGAGCACCTTCTTGATACTCATCTCGTCTTCTTCTTCCCATTTGTTCAATAGAGAATCCTTGTAATGCTGACTGATACTTTTGTTCATAAAATTGTATCATGTCTGCCGGACCCTTTAAAAAACCGTACGCCTCAACAAGGCAAGCATATAATAAACCAGAGGGAAATTGCTGACTTAAATATGTTGTCGTATTACTAACAGATAATCCTGCTGGCTTCAAGGTATAATTTAATTGCATGGTATATGTCAAGTCTGGAATTGGAGCTAATACAATAGTTTGTTCATCCCAATAACTAAAGTATTTTGGTAATCCTTGAGCATTTGTAGCATTATATTCATTAATAAAGCCTGTATCTCTATATTCTACTACAGCGTTACCTCCAGTATAATTACCTGAAGGAATAATTTGAGCTTCTCTAATAATTAAAGTTTGATCTGTTAATAAAGGCGTACTTACATAAGGTTGACCTGCAATAATTGTAGCTGTTGCATATTTTCTATTATTATCAGAATCTACATCTCTTTGAATTCTCCATTCAGCATCTAATATAAATCCATTTACAATAGTTGATGTAAATACGTTTGAATCAACTTCTGTGTAATCTCTAATTTTTTGTACTAATTCTGCGTATGTCATATTAAGCCTGTAAAGTTACTGGACCTGCAGAACATTGTGCCCCACCACCAGAAACATTTCCTGTTGTTGCTGTATCTGTACTCTGGAAATAGAAATAATTCAATGTATCTCCAACGATACCTACTGAATTAATTTTTCCAACTGTAATAGTAAATCCATTTGCATTTGAAATATCTGTAACACCATCAAAGAAAGGAACTAATTCAAATGAAGTCTCGCGCGTAGGCGTGCCCGGAATTAATACTTCAGGTGGTCCTCTAAATCTAACTACATTGCCAGTTGATCTTCCATGATCTTCTGAATAAACATTGATGTAAGTATTTCCTGCGTACTTAATAGTTGTAAAAGGATTAGGGGTTAATTCTATAATTACAGGTGGCTCTTGTCTATCAGGATGTGCATATTGTAATCCTTCAGGATCAGCGTTGTGAGGTTTTGGTTCTAATTGAGGATGTTTTGGTTCATATTCAGTTATATGTACCCATGATCCATTCCATTCTTGTACCATTTCTTGATATGGAAATCTCTGACCAGAACGGTCTGAGATCATGTAAGCATATTTTCCGTTTGATAGATTTCCCATTATGCGCTCGGATAGTAAGTTTTAGGTGTTATAAATGAACTAGAAGAAGAACCATCTTGTTCTAATGCTCTTTTTAATTCATCTTCATAATATAAT